AGTAAAGATAGGTTACTTAAAGCCGAAGAAGATTTATTGAAAGCGAAGAATAAGTTAAACAAAGAGGCTAAAAAAGATGATATAAAGGCAGAAAAAGATGCCGAAGAAGAAAAAAGGAAAATTAGAATGATGGCAGTTGATGTTGGGCAAACTACTGCTAATGAATTTTTCTCTTTAAGAAGAAACCAACTACAAGAAGAAACTAATATTCAAATACAAGAATTAGATAAACAGAGAGAAGCTAAAATAATATCAGATGAAGAATATAATGCAAAGAGGAAACAAATACAAAACGACCAAGCAAGAACACAAAGAGAATATGATTTATCGCAAATAAAAGTGAACACCGCACTTGCAATTATAAAAGCATTCGCAACACTTGGTTTCCCTGCTGGTATCGCAGCCGCAGCATTCGCAGGTTTAGAGGGTGCTATACAATATTCATTTGCAGCAGCACAACCATTGCCACAATTTGCAAAAGGTACTGATATGGTAAAAGGTGGTATAAGGGGTAAAGATAGTGTACACGCACTCTTAATGCCACAAGAAGCAGTAATCCCTACTAAAGAGAATTTAGCACGACCAGGACTCGCTAAAGCGTGGATAGATGGAAATTTAGATAGGCATTTAATGATGAACTATATTAAACCTGCTATTGATGAAAATAATCGTAGATGGGAAGCAACACTAAAGGTTAATCAAAATTCAACATTTATAAGAAATGATAATTTTAGTGATAAGAAAATAGTTGAAACATTAGAGGGAATAAAAAGGGGATTAGGGAAAGAAAGTAAGGTTGTTTATAAAAGAAGTAATAGACTATGGAATTAAATAAGTGGAGAGTTTATTTAGATGGGGTATTACTTAATAATATACCATTAGGATTAAATAAATTTAGTAGAGAGTTTGTTAGAGATAATGAATTATTTGGTATTTATTCGGTTTCATCATTTGATTTGACATTTATTGGTGATGGGTATTGTTTATTAAAGGATTTCCAAGATAATAATAGTTCTTGCCAAAAGACAATACAAGTTGATAGATATTGTAGGAATAATTGGGTTACAATATTTGATGGGATTATTGAGGTTGGTAGCGTAGAGATTGATGAGGAAAACTCTCACGCAACTTGTGAGATTCAAGATGATAGCCCATTAGTTTTAATTAGTAGAAATTCAGATATTACAATAGACCTACAAACCGATAAGGATATTTTTGGTGTGTCGGTAATACCAGCAACATTTAATGGGTATGTATTAGGTACTCCTAATACTGGCATTGGTTATACCTCATATGGTACTACTTGGGATGATGCAATAAGGGTACTTTTAGAAGCAATCACAGGTGTTAATGTCAATGTATCATCAACATATCTAAACGCAACCCCACTACCAACAATTATAACACTAACATATACGGGTACACTATCAAATATTTTAGACACAACCGTTGTTTTTACTAATTTTCAAGGTAATACACAAACCGTGTTAGCCGACTTTAATACTGGGGTATCAAATTTTGATGAAACAGCACAAAGAATGTTATCAAGCACTCAATATTTAGATAATGATGCTGGGATAAGAAACACAGTACAATTTAATGATGATTATAGAAATTTTTATTTTACAAGTTATGACCTAACCGCAAAAACAATAACACTATATTCTAACTTGCCAATTACGGTTGATTCTGTTGTAGTAACAAGTAGTGGTGCACCAATAACCGTTGCAATATCAGAAACACAAGCGTTTGTAGATGGTGGCAATAATCCAGTTTTGTTTAATTACCCAAGTTTAAAAAATTATACGATATATAATTTTACGACTTCATTTAAAGATTTAATGACATTTTTAAATAAAGAGTATAATGTATATTTTATAGCAACCTACAATAATAGTGGAGAGATAGATTTTGTAATTGAAGATTATAATTATTTTGCCAATGCTACAATAGATTATACTTTCTCTAATGCTAAAAACTTAAAAGTAACTTTTGATGAAGAAAGCAATGCTAAAGAGATTAATGTTGGGGATTCATCTAATACAACACTAGCAAATAGTTCTTACACCTTTAGTGCAAACTTTTGTGGATTAGGTAACACATTTGATGCAAAAAGTGATTTTATTATAGGTAGTGTAGAGATATGGAATGACCTTGCGGCGAGTTTTGTAGAGGGTCAAGAAGATAAGTTTTATTGTATTGATGGTGATGGTTCTATGACGGCTATTCAATGGACAAATGATAACTACCTTACATTAGTAAAAAATACTGGGTTTATCTATAATCTATACTTAACAAATTGGCATAAGATATATAGGCATCTAAATAAATTTAGATTAAATGTTATAGGGGTAGCTTCTTATTTTGACCCAGATACAATTAACTATAATATAAATGTTACCAATACTTCAACTAATAGATTGTTTAGAAAATATGAGTTTTCAGAACAAATGACAGATACTCAATTTAATAATTTAAGTGATGTAATAATAGATAAAACACAATTTAAAAGAGCAAGTGAAACAACATATAGAAATGGATTAATTATGTCAGTTCAATATGATTACGAAAGTGGAAAAGCAGAATTAACAATTTTAGGAGAATAAAATGGCACTAACAATACCTACACAAGCAATCAAGTTCGTTGGAACTGGGGAAACTAATTTCAATGACCAAATTATTTGTGGTTGTGAATTAAATGAACAATGGTCTTACCTCGTAAATGATGGTGATGATATTTGTTTCCAATTAGCAAATGGAAGTTCTATTGGCGATGATTTTATTGTTAATGGTTCATTTGAAACAGGAAGCGATAGTGTCTTTACAGGTTCTGATTGGACTCGTGCTATTGATAATATAGAGAGTACAAATATCCGTAGGATGCCTGATTCGTTAGCCCCTTGTGGTAGTTATTTAGCATATTGGGCAAACTCGGCAGAAACACCATTACTTTCAAGTATTACACAAACATTAACAACAACATTGGTTCAAGGTCATACATATAAGCTAACATTAAAGTCAAGGATTACAAATGGGGACTTTCCTGCTTATGGTAATGCTAATGCGTTAAAGGTTACTTTAGGAGGTATGGTGTTTTATATTACACCCGAAACAAGCACATCATTTAATGAATATACAATAATAGCTACGTTTGTAGATGCACCAACGGATAACTTATTAAAGTTAGAAATAAACACGGCAGACCCTATTAACGTAGCAGAAATGTATGTTGATTGTGTTACACTTCAAGAGTATGAAACTTGTTCAATTTTAGGTCATATAAATAATGGATGTTTTGAAGATGGTCAGCAAACGGGGGAAGCAATTTCCCCAACATTTGATAATTGGGAATTAAGTGGAAGTGTAACCGAAAGTTTAACTGGAGGTTATGATGGTGGTAGATGTGTTGAGTTCCAAAGTATTTCCGATTATATCATACAAAGAGATGTATTGTTGCCAAACGCAAATCATACTATAAAATTTTGGGCAAAGTCTGATTCTGATGGTGCTTTACTTGAATTATCAAATGGAACTGTCATAGAAGTTGTAACATTAACTACTATATGGACACAATATGTTGTTCAATTTTATAATATTAGTGGTACTGATATTGTATTTACAAACAATAGTGATGCCTTTACTTATTTAGATTGTGTCGAAATATCATCTATACCACAATTAGATATTTATATAGTAAGTGGTGATATATCAATAAAGGTAAGTGATAATGATATTGTGGCTTTTGATGGTGGGGCAAATGTTTGTATATCACAAGTAGATTATGATTTACCATCGTGTTTTAATATATGTGTAGATAGTTGCTTTACCGACTTATTTTTAAATGGTAGATTTCAAGATGGTAGTGGTAATGTATTTACAAATTGGACTTTAACACAACCAACAAGAACTAACTTATTATTAAAAAGCCAAACATTTGAACACGGGGCTTGGAGTAAAACATTTGGTGGGACAGGCTCTATACCAATCGTTACTGCTAATACAACTATTGCACCAGATGACACAACGACTGCCGACACTATAACTTTTGATAGTGGTGCAGGTGGTAGCACTTCCGATTATAGTTTATTAAATCAAACAGTGGTTGTTGCTGCTGGTGATTATAATGGTTCTATTTGGCTAAAGGGGTCTATTGGTGGTGAGGTAATAGCATTTAGACAAGTTGGTGGTACTGATTATACTTACTTTGAATTAACAACAAGTTGGGTTAGATACGATACAACAGAAACCTATTTAGTTGGTAATTATGAATTTGGTGTTATACAAGGATTTTCCCCTATTAATACAAGTGCTACTATATACGCTTGGGGAAGCCAATTAGAAATAGGGGGTAATACTACACCATATATACCAACAAATACAACACAAGTAACCACTTCTCTTGGTGAGTTTTTAGAATCAACTATAGGTGGTGTTTATGGTGATAGAGCAATGCAAATATGGGCTGATGGTGGAAGTAGTGAAACGTATTTTAGTCAATCTGTTGCTATGATTAGTGGTGAGGAATATACTTTAAAAGTAAATGCAAAAATAGTAGATAGTGAAACATTGCCAACAATTCAATATAAGATAGGTAGTGGTGCTTGGGCTTCTACATTGTGGGCGTTGACTACTAATTATAATGAGTATATAACAACATTCATTGCACCATCAACGGGTACATTAGCAATTCAATTTAAGTATACAAATAATGGTAATTATGGGTTTGCTATGATTGATGATGTTTTAGTTGTAGCTTCGGCGGATATAGTTACTTATTGCTCGGAAGATTTTAAATACACTACCGAACCAAACCCTTGTGTTAAAAAATTAGTATGGTACGATAATGAAGATAGTGCTATGGGCATTAACTACGCAAGTGGGTTTAAAAATAGTATGAGAGTACAAGCACAATTGCAAAACCCTAACTATATCAAAGAGGATTATGTAAAGGTACTAAATGGTGAAACATCATTTATAAATGCAATGAAAGTTCGTAAAACTCAAGACTTATCTATTGATTCAGTCCCAGAGTTTATTTGGGATAGAATAGCAACTATGATGGGTGTTAGCAATATAGAATATAATAGTATTGAATTATGCTCAAGTACAGATAGTGAGATTACTATTAACTATGATAAAAATACCTTGCTTTATAGTGGGGGTGTGATACTATCACCTAAAGGAGAATATATTGCCGAAAGGTCGTATAATTGTTCTTAAATGACTAAAAATTAGTATATTTGCAAAAGATGTTATATGTGTGCCATAACTACTTCAAGGCAATAAAAAATGAAGTAATAATCTTTTAGAGTTTTAATAATATGTACAATTGCTCAAATTACGGATGCGACCCTTTAGAAGCGTATGTTTTAAATGAGTGTAATGAAGTTCTATTAGGTGGTTATGACCAAGCAATCTTGTTAGAGTGTAATCATCAAATCACAGACCCAAGCAATGCTACGCAAGTAAATGCAGCGTTAGCGAATGGTACTGCGACATTAGTATCTTCAGCATCATTCTCAATTGAAGCACCAAGCCCTATTACAGTCGATACGTTAGTAGCTTGTCAACCACCAAAAACAGTTAATTATACTCGTACAGGTATGTACAAAAACCAAAACGTGAACCCATCAAATGTGGATTTTCACGCACCAATTTTTAGAGGTAAGGTATTTGGAGGTATAATTATCCGTATGTGTTCGGAAACGGATGCAGGAACTGGTTATGTGTATTGGATTGATACATCTGTAACATTTACAGGTGGTCTTATCGGTCCAGCACAAAACACTGATTTACAAAGATTCGAGGGAACATTCTCTTGGACTGCGAAAACAGACCCTGCTATGTACAACGAACCTGCTGGTGTGTTTGAATAATAGCTAATCATTATAGGGGGATTTAATTCCCCCTTATTATTTTATGGAAAATACAAAAGGAATTTTATTAAGTGCATTTGGGAGAGTTGGGTATATATACGCAGCATTCAATATGTGCGTTTCAATAAAGAAGTTTAATAAAGATATTAAAGTAGCCCTTGCATTTGATAGGGATATTTTCAAATATTTAGACCCAAAAAAGATTGAATTATTTGATGATTTAATTGAAATTCCTAAAGAGCAATTCACTTCTAAAGACGGCAATAGAAATGGTATTGACCCTGCGAAGTATAAAACATCAATCTACAAATACTTGCCTTACGATGAAACATTAATACTTGATGTTGATGGGTGTGCGTTAAAAGACTTACAACCATTTATAGACTTATTAAGTTCTCAAAACGAGAACATCTTAACCGATACAAGTGGTTATGGTAAAGTAGATGTGTGGGCTTCATTTGAATATATGAAAGAAGTCTTTGGAGTAGATGTTACTTGCTCTATACAAAGTTCTTGGATGTACGTTAAGAAGCCATTTAAGGAGTTCTTTGATAGCGTAGAAGAAAACCTATTAAAGATTGATAAAAATAAGATAACCCTATGGGGGAATACAATCCCCGATGAGTTGGTTTATCAAGGCACGTTTGCACAATTTGGTATTAACCCAAGCGTTGATATTAAACCTTTATTATTTGGCAACTATTACGATAATCGTTCATTTACCGAACTATCAGAGGAGTTCTACATATTATCATTATATGGTAATGGGGTTGGTAGGAAAGAAACTAAACAAAGATACATAGATTACTACGATAGAATAATGAGAAACTATTGTAGGGAATTGGGTTACGACCACGATTATAAAAGTGGTTACATTATGCAAGACAAACACCTAAACTTCCGATGATAGCACTAACAAGCATAACACCTAAACATATACACGAAGATATACAAAGTGTAGCGATAGACTCTTGGGTTAAACTTGGGTTTAAGGTGTATTCTTTTAATAATGCTAAAGAGATTTTGTTATTAAGTGATAAGTATAAAAACGTAACTTTTATTGAAAGTAAAAGCCTTGAAGAATTATATGGAAAGCCTGTTGTTGGGTTAAAGAGCCTTTTAGACTTTGCTAAAGAAAGTATTGATGAACATATATGCCTTATTAACTCCGATATTATATTAGATGACTCAAGTAATGTATTACCATCTATAATTCATAAACAACCAAGCGAAGCTACAATAGTAAAGCGTAGAGATTTTTATAATGACATTAATAAAAATAGAGTATTTGAATATGGTATAGATGTTTTTTTTATCCATAAAAACTATTTACATTTAATAAAAGATAATGATTTTGCTTTGGGGATATGTTGGTGGGATTACACAGTACCATATTCTTTGATTAAAAGTGGGATTAGGGTAAACTTACTTAAAGAGCCATTTGCTTATCATAGGATGCACAATGTACAATACTCTCACGAAAGTTGGTTTTCTTTAGCAAGAGTATTTGCTATGTTACACAATGTAAGATATAAAAACCCAATGCAAGTCAATACACAAGTTTACACAGAAATAATGAATAACGTATTATGATGACAATTTTTATTAAGACCTACCAAAACGACTTAAAATGGTTAAAGCATTGTTTGAAATCAATAGCCAAATACACAAAAGGATTTGAGGTTGTTATTGTAGCCGATGCTAATTGTAAGATGGATATTGATGGATGGAATTTAACACAAGAAAAGGTGTTTTATGTAAAGCCATCTTACGAGGGGTATTTATACCAACAAGAAATTAAGTTGAGAGCATTTGAATATGTAGATACGGAATACGTTTTATTTGTGGATTGCGATTGCATCTTTACCGACCACGTTACACCGCAATCATTTCTAAATGGAGATAAGCCTACATTATTAAAGACTCCTTACGAAGATATACCAGAGGTAATGTTTTGGAAAACAGCAACAGAGGATGCAATAGGCTTTGAGGTAAACTTTGAGTATATGCGTAGAAATGGTCTTTGCTATCGTACCGAAACGATTAAACACTTATGGGAAGATTATTCTATTAGATTTTTACCAAAATTAAAGATTGTACAAAATAGACAATTTAGCGAGTTTAATCTTATGGGTGCGTATATTGAAGCATACGAGAAAGACCTATACGATATAGTGAACACAAGAGATAATATACCATATCATCCAATTAGACAATTTTGGAGTTATAGTGGATTAAATAAAACCGATTTAAAAGAAATAGAAAGTTATTTATGAAAATAATTAGAAACGATATTGCCGTTCTTGAGAACGACACACATATAAGCAAGTGGGTAGAAGAACACGGCTCTCTAATACACAATATAAGCCTCTCTAACGAACTTAAATTCTACATCAAGCCTTGTGACCACGTCTTGGAGATTGGTGCGTTTATAGGGGATAATACAGCCATTCTACGCAATTTAGCAGAGAGGGTGTATAGCTACGAGCCAAACCCTATTGCTTTTGAATGTTTAAAGTACAACTTTAGAGATTCGGAAAAGGTTAAGTGTTATAATTTAGGTATGGGTAAAGTTGAGGGGACTGCATCTATTGTTATTAATGACAATGTTGGTGCATCACAATTAGAGCCTAATGGAGATATACAAATAACCACTATTGACTCTTTGGGGTTAAAACTCTATAAGGATAGATTAGATTTTATAGTGATGGATTGCGAGGGTTGGGAACTTGATATTCTTGAGGGAGGAATTAAAACGATAAACGAATTTAAGCCAACAATGTTAATTGAGATTAATCGTGGAACTTTGGCTAAATTTGGTAAAACACCACAAGATATATTCGATTTTCTTGAGAATAATGGTTATTTTTGTAGAAACTTATACCCAAATGAGCCAATGGTAGGCGAACAATTTGATATTTTATGTTTTAAATCTTAATATTATGAAAAAAGTTATTAGAATGGTGGCAAGACCATCGGTTAAAAATTGTAGAAAAGGGAAAGGGTGCCAAAGCACCTCTCACGAATTAATGCAAACAAAGATTAAAATCGCAGCATAAAATGTACACAGTAGAAGAAATTATAGGTATTGTAAAACGCACTTCTGCTATTGCTATTGAAGCAGATAGAGATAGAAAAAAGGGATATAATTCCAAAGTTGCTCGTTTATATGGTGAGGATTACTCGGAAGTAGTACCCGACTATTATGAGGGATACGAGGAAGCCGTTGAGAATTATGAAGCCATAAAGGTTCACTCGGAAAAGAATTGTTTCCCTGCTCGTTTATTTGCAAACAGAGCCCCTAATCAAACGGAAGAAGCAGCGTATTGGATAAAGGATAACTATAAGAATGTTACCTTGCCAGTATTTATGGATTTCTATAATACAGTTCTACGATGTACACACGACCAAAATTGGAGTATTACATTCCAAAATGAAAATGAAGAATATGTAACGGCTAACCTTACATTTGAAAAATATCTATCAAGGGGTATTAAGGAACACGGCTCAATAGAAACATTCTTTAAACAAATGATGTTTGCATTGCAATTAAAAGATGCAATGGGGGTTATTGCCGTTAAGCCACACAACCTACCAATGGTAGAAGTTGATGGAGAATACTTTATTGATTCCACAAGACTTATTGAACCACAACCTATTTATTATACTTCAAAACAAGTAGTAGGTTGGGAAGAAAAATATTGTTTAATTGAAACAAATGAACACTCGGTTGTAGAGTATTATGGTGCAGAGAAGAAAAAGGGTAGAGTTTATGAGTTTTATGATGATGAAAATATTTGGATTTGTAAACAAATAGGCAAATATGTTGATAACCAATTTGAGGTATCTTTATATTACAATCACGAAATGGGTGAGAAACCCGTTACTCGTTTAAGAGGTATCCCCACTATTGATGATGGTAAAATTATCTACCAATCTCCATTCTTATTTGCTACCGATTTATTAGACCTTGTGGCACAAAATAGTGCTTACAAACAGGCTTCAATTGCCAAGTGTGTATTCCCTGCAACAGTAATGTTGGGTGATATTTGCGAGTTTGAGCAAAATGGTTCGGTGTGTAATGATGGTACTATTGCTTGGAATGATGATGATGGTAATTACCATTCTTCTACTTGTCCTAATTGTCACGGAGTTGGATTAGTTTCTCGTTTAGGTGCGTTAGAAACAATGTTAATTAAACCCGAAGTAAGAGGTCAAAATGAAAGTGAATTAAGAAGTTCTCAAGAACCATTAAAATACATTTCGCCAGAGGTTCATACTTTAGAGTTTTTAGAAAGTAGCATTGAAAAGACCGAACAAAAGGCAAGAAAGATTTTACATTTACAAACATCAAATACAGTAATTAAAGGGTACGAAGATATGACCGCAACTGGTATGTCATTGGATATGAAAGCAGCGTTTGCTTTTATTATGCCTATTGCCCAAACTGCTTTTGAAAACTTTGAGTTTATTATTGATACTATTGGGTGGATGCGTTATAAGACTAACTTTGTTCCTCCTATTATAAATTACCCACAAACATTTGATATTGGTACTGAAAAAGATATTCTTACTACAATCTCGTTTATGGTTAAGAATGAAGTTCCTAATGTGTTGATTCACGCAGAGATATTTAGATACTTAAAATCGGTGTTTTATACCGATGAAAAGACTACTGCTATTTACCAACTTTTAATTAGTTCCGATAGACTACTTACTCTTGGTGGTAATGATGTAATGGTTAAGCAATCTAAAGGTCTTGTAGAGGATTGGGAAATTATCTTACACGATTCATTTATGAGTTTTGTGGATGAGTTAATATTAGCAAATCCTAATTTCTTAAAGTTGCCAATAGAAGAACAAAAAGCATCTTTAATAGACTTTGCAAAAACAAAGGCAAATACCATAGTAGATGCAAATAAAGTAAAAATGAATGGTATAGATAGTATGTTGTAATGACACTTGAAGAAACCATAAAACTTAAAATAGCAAGGTTGGATGATATTCCTAATGCCTATACCGATGGTATAAAGCAAACACAAAAGGATATTATGGAAAAACTATTAGATTCTCTTGAACAATTAAAGAGAGATGAGAATGGTAATATTAAAAAGACTCAAGCTAATTTGATTATTATAGAAGATATTACGAAAGACCTTGAGAAGATATTTTCAAGGTCTGATTATATCAAAATCACAAAGGAGTTTATTAATGAGTTTAGTATTCAAGCACAAATAACCGATTCATTCTTTGTTAAGGCTTTTGGTGATTTCGACCACAATAAATTCAATGAGATTGCTTTGAATAAAAGTAAGGCTCAAGCATACGAATTAATGGCAGGATTGCCTTATGTTACTACCTACTTATACAACCCCGTTAAATCCTTATTGACCGATGCTATTATTAGTGGCGACTCTTATGTTAAGACAGTAAAGGCTATTAAACAGGTCGTACAAGGGGGTACAATCAAAGATAAGACTCTTGAGGGTAAGTTATATCGCTACGCAAAACAAATGGCTTACGACACATTCGCTGTGGCTGATAGGGGCTATACTAATAACATCTCATTAGACTTGGGGATAGAATGGTATGCTTATCGTGGTGGATTAGTAGAGGACTCAAGACAATTTTGTATATCAAGAGATGGAAAATACTTCCATAGAAAAGAAGTAGAGTCTTGGGGTAAATTAGGTCAATGGGATGGTAAAATTCCATCAACGGATGAAAAGACTATTTTTGTATATGCAGGTGGCTACCGATGTAATCATTCAATACTACCTACATCAATCGCAATAGTTCCCGCTGAAGTATTATTAAGGAATATAGATAATGGTAATTACTCTCCAAATGAAGCCGAGAGAAAAGTATTAGGTATTTAATTTTTTGGTAGTTCCCCATTTGTTCAAGCATATACTATAATAATCAACCATTGTTTCAATATTTTGGTTATAAAAGTCAACCTCATCTTCGGTTAGTACTTCCGATGCTTCAACTTTTTCATTCAACTTCCACATTCTCTTATGTATAAGTTTTCTTGTTTCTTTTTCTAATTCTAAATCCATTATACTTGCTCTAATTCCTTAATTTCTCTAATAACATCTAATTGTTTACCATCAATCATTACAAAGATTACTGTAGATTGTATAATAAAGTTTACTTTCTTTTCGTGTACATCGTGCTTGTGAGCATAAAACACTCTTAACTTATTAATAAGACTATATAAGTCCTTAATATCTTTCTTTTTAACTATCATTATAATTTACAATTATCGTTTAATAATCTATTAATAGCAGTTTCAATGCTAATCTTCTCACCATTCTCAATGGCAACACTTTGTTTCTTATGAACAATCTTCATTGCTTCACCACATAGCTTAATAGTAGCAGTGATACAATTAGGGTCTTTTCTTACTTTTGGCATCTTATAGTTATTTACTACAAATTTATGTAAAATATATTACAATACTAAAACTTTTAGTATATTTGTATCATAATCAATCAAAAAATATATGCCAGTAAGATGTTTAAATGCAAAGGGAGAAATTAGATTTATTCCCGATAAGTTAGCAGGTATGCCCGATTATATGCGTAGGCACAACCTAACAATAGACAATGTAGAAACACAAGAACCATTAAAACCATTAAAAGAAGTAAACTTAATTGTTGAACCTATTAATGAAAACCAAGTATCAAGTGAAAGCATTGGGGATATGCCACCATTAAGAGATTATGAAAAAACAAAAGAGGAGTATTGGGCTATGTTAGACACGAAAGGTGTTGAGTACAAGAAAACTTTTGGGATTGCTAAACTTAAAGAATTAAACGATGCCAATTAAAGAAGAAGAAGTAAAACTATTTATATCCGAGTATTTGGATATTGATATTGAAAAGGTAGAGTCATTAGACAACCTAAAAGACTCATTCGCAAATGCTTATGCAAGAAAAGAAACTTACAAAGCAGAGTTATCAAAAGACCCTAATTTTATCAATCCATTAATAGGAAAGAGATTAGGCTCTATCGAAACTAAACTAAAGCAAACGGCAAAAGATAAACTCGGTATTGAGTTTGATGCTGGGGACTTTAAAGATAAGTCCATTGAGGATATTCTTGAATTAACTGCCGATAAGTATAAATCAAAACACGAAACGGCATTACAAGAAATAAAATCTAAATTCACTACAGACCCAAGTGAGTTAACCAAAGAGTGGGAAGAAAAAGTAAAACTTGCTAAACAAGAAGCCGATAGTTGGAAACAAGAAATAACAAAGGTTAGTGGTGAGTTTGAGCAATTCAAAACAAACATTCAAGTAGAGCATAAGCAAAAGCAATTAAAAGAAAGTTTTGATAAAGCATTTGGCTCGGTAAAGTTTGCACCAGAGGTTAATGAATTGGTTGTTGAAGGATTCAAAACTAAAGTGTTAAGTGAAGTCAAGTTTGATTTTGATGAAAACAATAATTTTAGTACCTTTGACAAAGATGGTAAAACAATATTCAACCCGAAGAAAAGTGGGCAACCTTACACTCCAGAAGAGTATTTAAAAGATAAGGCGATTGAGTATAAAGTTTACCAACTAAATAATGATGGTGGGAATAAGCAAAGTCAACAAAGAGTAGTAACTCCTCCAGATAATGCACAAGGCTCATTAGTACCAAAAAGAATAATTCATCCATCTGCCCTTTAGTTAGGGCATTTGGATTAATATAACATCTAAATAAAAGTGGATACCTTATCCATTAATTAAGGGAAGATAGTGCCATAAACTTGCAAGGCAAAAGGAATAAGCAAGGGTATTTTTTTTAAACTTAATTAATATGTCATACGTTTTAGGACAATTAACGGCGTGTCCAACTATTCAAAGAGAACTTGCAGAGTATTTTATTACTTGCCCAGTTAACGAATATATGCCATTTTTCGAGTTCGTAAACTCGCCAATCAACAATATCGGTTTATCACAAGAAGTTGCACCAGGTAATGGTAAGATTCGCACAGTGCGTTTAACTTATACACCTCGCCAATTAGAGGGTTCAGTTACTGCAAACGTAGCTAACCCAAAATGTGATGTAAATAACTTTATTGGAGATAGATACACAGACTACACTTTAGACACGGATGAGAACTTCCAAATCGGATTTTCTATGACTGCTCAAGA